GATCAGTCTGATGCGGTGGCGGCGCGCGCGAAGGAGAAGATTCGGACGGGTGAGCCGTTCGTGTCGGGCAAGGACTGGAAGCTGGATGTTTTGTCGATCCCGGCGGGTGACGCGGCTTTCTTGGAGTCGATCAAGGCGACGGCTACTCAGGTGGCTTCGATTTTCACGGTTCCGCCGGAAATGATCGGCGGCGAGTCGGGCGGGTCGCTGACGTACAACACGGTTGAGCAGCAGGCGATCCAGTTTTTGACGTATACGGTCCGCCCGTGGCTGGTCCGGTTTGAGGAGGCGTTGAGCGCGAAGCTCATGCCCCGCCCTCAGTACGTGCAGTTCTCCGTTGATGGCCTGATCCGGGTCGATACGGAGGCCCGCTACCGCATTCACAAGATGGCTCGCGAAATCGGGCTCCGCAACATTGACGAGATTCGCGCCTTGGAGGACGAGGCGCCGCTGCCGGACGGGCAGGGGCAGTCCTATGCGCCGCTCGCGCTGACCCAGAAGGGGACCACAACCGATGAGGGAAACTGAGGTCCGGCACACGTCGGGCGTCGTCCAGTTGCGGGCGGCCGAGGAGGGGAACCGGCTCGGCGGGTACGCGTTGAAGTTCAACCGGCTCAGCCAGAACTTGGGCGGGTTCGTGGAGCGGATCGCGCCGGGTGCTCTCACGAAGACGCTGAGGGACGGCGGTGACGTGCTGGCCCGGTTCCAACATGAGGACCACTACCTGTTGGGGCGGACGACGTCGGGGACGCTGCGGCTGGCGCTGACTGACGAGGGCCTCGACTACGAGGTCGACCTGCCAGACACCGACTACGCGCACAACCTGGCGGCGCTCGCGGCCCGGGGTGACGTTCAGCATTCGTCGTTTGCGTTCCACACCCTCGATGACGAGTGGGGGTTCACTGAGCAGGGGTTCCCGCTGCGAACCCTGCTGGAGATTCAGCTTGTCGACGTGGCGCCGGTCGTTCAGCCGGCGTACCTCGACACGACGTCGGGGCTGCGGTCGCTGGCCGAGTCTCGTCACCTTGACTTGGATGCCGTGCGTGCTGCGGCGGCGTCCGATGGTCTCGCGGATGTGCTCCGCGGGGCTGACGCGCAGGACGTCGAGCCGGGCGACACCCACTCGACTCCCGTCGCGCTCTTGCAGCGCATGGCCCTCCTCCGGGATAAGGCCACCACCTGAGGCCGGGCGAAACCCACCTCGCAACCCTCCAGCCTCCGGCAGTCGCCGGGGGCTGTTCCATTCGCCCGACCATTGAAAGGGGCACCCATGAGCCACGCGCTCATTAACCAGCTTGCCGAGAAGCGAGCCAACACATGGGAGCAGGCCAAGGCCCTCCTGGACGCTGCCGCCGAGGCCAAGCGTGACCTGTCCGCCGAAGAGGAGCAGTCGTGGCAGCGCATGAACGCTGACCTTGACGGCATCGACGCGCGCATGAAGTCGATCGCTGAGGCTGAGCAGCGCAACGCTGATGCCGCCGAGGCGTTCGCGAAGATCGCCGCCACCAAGCCCGAGGGCCGCGGTGCTGCCGAGTCCCCGGTCATGGACGAGGTTCGCTCGTTCCTGGTCGGCGAGCGCGGCACGGTCACCCTCGACCGTGATGTGAAGTTCCGCGACCTGACCAAGGGCACTGCCACGTCGGGCGGCGCGACCGTTCCGGTGAGCTTCTACGGGCAGCTCATGGAGCACATCATCGAGAACTCGGGTGTTCTCGCCGCGAATCCGACCGTCCTCGAGACGGCGGCCGGTGAGACCATCGAGATTCCGGTGACGACCTCCTACAGCTCGGCGACCCTGACCGCGGAGAATGTGGCGCTGACCGAGTCCGATCCGGCGTTCGCCAAGCGCTCCCTGGGCGCCTACAAGTACGGCGTCATCGTGCAGGCTCCCGCCGAGCTGATCGCCGATACAGGCGTCGACCTGGAGGGCTTCCTTGCGCGCCAGTGTGGCCGTGCGCTCGGCAACGCGTTCGGGACTGACCTTGTGGTCGGCAACGCGTCGTCCAAGCCGTCCGGCATCGTGCAGACCGCGACCACCGGCAAGACGGGTTCGGCGTCGGTTGCTGGCGCGTTCAGCGCTGACGACCTGATCGACCTGCACTACTCGGTGAACTCGGGCTACCGGGCTTCGCGGTCGGCGGCGTGGATGATGCGCGACTCGACCATTGCGGCAGTCCGCAAGCTGAAGGAGTCCACCACGGGCAACTACCTGTGGATTCCGGGTCTGGCGGGCGCCCCTGACACGATCCTGGGCAAGCCGGTTGTGTCCGATCCGAACGTGGCCGCGATCGCGCTCAGCGCCAAGTCGGTCATCTTCGGTGACTTCTCGGCCTACTTCGTTCGCATCGCGGGCGGCATCCGGTTCGAGCGGTCTTCGGAGTTCGCGTTCAACACCGACCAGATCACCTTCAAGGCGGTTCTCCGCGGCGACGGCATCCTTGCCGATCAGACCGGCGCCATCAAGGTTTTCACCGGAAATGCCGCGTAGCACGTAGCCCGATTCTCACTAGTTGGCTACGTCGTCTGATAGAATCAGGGCATGGCCGGCAAACGAGAAGCGACAAGGAACATTCCCCCACGCGCATGCGTGACGTGTGGGGGAATGTTCACCCCCTACCGAGACAATCAGGCTGCATGCTCCCGACCATGCCGGGACCGACAGCCGCACATCGTAGCGTCCACGAGGGCACGGCAGGCAAGGCCCGAGGTGCGTGAACGCAAGAACGTCGCGCGCCGCGTGGCAACCGATCCATCGCGGCGCGAGCTCAACCTCCGCCGGAACCTCGCCCAGTACGGCATCACGCCCGAGGAGTACAGGGCGATGCTCGCCGCGCAGGGCGGGCTGTGTGCGGTCTGCTGCGACGAGCCCCCGCCCGACGGGATCAAGGCGTCGAGCCGGTTACATGTTGACCACGACCACGCCACCGGCAAGGTGCGCGCGCTGCTGTGCACGAGGTGCAACAGGGGCATCGGGTACATGCGAGACAGGCCTGATCTACTCAGACTGGCCGCTGAATACGTTGAGCGGTACCGCGAAGGGGCTGGCTGACGCCGGCCCCTTCGGCCGTTCAGGACCATACCCCCAGGAGGAACCCCATGCAGGTCAAGATGCTGGCGAACATCAGCGGCACCCGCGATGGCGTGGAGTGGCCCGAGTTGGGCGGCACCATCGACGTGCCTGCGGATGAGGCTGAGTCGCTCGCTGCTGCCGGTCTGGCCCGGGTCATCGACGAGCCGAAGGTGGAGCGCGCGACCCCTCGCCGCAAGACCGAGACGGCCACCCGCAAAGGGGTGACCCGTGGCTGACACATTCCTGAGCCCGATGGACGACTACGCCGGCGTGGCCGAGTTCTGCGGAGTGACCGACCTGAAGCGGGTGGGGTTCCGACGGGCCGTGGATGCCGCCGCCGCCGCCGTGCGGAACAAGTGCGGGCCGGTGCTCCTCGAGCACGGCCTGACGCACACGACGCGGCAGGCATCGACCGAGGTCGTGTTCCCGTTCCGCGTGGCCGAGCTTGCCAGCGTGGCCGACCTGTCTGGGTCGGCACTCACCCCATCCGACTTCCACGCCGACCCGCACCACCTCGACACCCACGGCGGGCAGGTGGTCCGCAGGGTTGACGGCGGCACGATCGCAGCGGGCACCACGTTCTACTACTCGTCGGGCTGGTACTACGACGCGCTCCCCGCAGACCTAGTGGGCGCCGGGTACGAGATCGCCCGCCAGTTGTGGCGTTCGCAGCTCGGCAACCAGCGCACGGGCGACGACCAGCAGGCGCGCACATGGTCGGTCCAGGTCCTCGCCGACCGCTACATCCCGTCGGACTGGCTGCTTGCCCCGCTGGGGTTCGCATGAGCCTGACGAGCCTGATCCCCGACCTGATCGACGCGATGGTTTCCGACTTCGCGGCCTTGTCCGGCATGGCGTTGGTGACGGTCTGCGATGGCCTGCCGCTGGTCAACGACGACGGCACGTTCCTGTACGTGGGCGTGGATGACCCGGACGGTATGCGCGTCACGGCCGCTGACGCCGAGCAGTCGTGGCCGCACGCGACGGCGCAGGCCCGCAACGAGGAGGGTGCCGTCACCCTCGCGTGTGAGTCGCTCGACGGCGCCGGCGACCTGAAGGCGTGCCGCGACGAAGTGTTCCGGGTGGCCGGTCTGGTGCAGGACCGGCTGCGCATGTCGAAGACGCTCGGCGTCCCGGGCGTCATGTGGCTGAACTGCACGTCCCTTCGACTGGAGCAAGCCCAGACGGGCGACGGGGCGTCAGCCCTGCTCACCTTCCGCGTCAACTACCAAGCCCGAATCTGAAAGGCAGACACCCATGAGCAACGCCCAAGACGTCGCCCTCACCATCAAGAAGGAGACCACCTACGGCACGCCCGTCGTGGTCGACAAGTCGTACGAGTTCCTTTCGGAGTCGCTGAACTTCGTCAAGAACGTC